GCTGATATTCTATCGTATTCTACAGGATCAGTGATACCAGTTAAACCTACCGAATCATCGAAATGTTTTGGTAATACTGCATTTGGGTATCCCAAATATCTAGCACGATGTTGGAGTTTAGTTATATATTGCATAGTTTTCCTATTACCTATTAACAGTTACAGTTACAATTGGTACAATTATTGTGGTGGTGGTGAGGATCAAAATGGTGGTTTGTATCTAAGTGCATTCTCGATACGTTTCTAGATACGATATTACCACAATTTCCTACACCACCAGCATTTCGCCCAATGGTAGAGCTGACATCTGGGTTAGTATGTTTAGTATTATGTGGAACCCAACCACCATAGTTACCTAAGTCGTTGGCAAATTGAGATAAGTGGTGTGGACGACCTTGAACCTGAGACCATGGAGTATACTGAGCATGGTGTGAGAACTGAGAAGTATGTGCAGCATGTGCGTTGGTGGCAGTGGCAGCATTACCAGCAATGTTAGAAACAATAACCGCACCAGTATTACCCTGAACAGAAGTAACAGGAACTGAAACGATTACGTTACCAGTATTACCCTGAACAGACAATACGTTTGCATTAATCGTTGGATTACCAGAAACACCATCACCATTGGAGACAGTAATACCAGAACCAGCTGCAATTGATCTATTAACAGCAGTACCTGCACCAGTACGAATATAAAGACCATTACCAGAAACACCTGCAAGTGCAGCTAAGTTTGCCGCATAAGCCTGAACATCAGAACCAATCGTTAAACCAAGTGTACCACGAGCAGTAGATGCATCTGCATCATCGATAAGAGTGCGACCATATGCAGAAAGAGTTGTAGTAGAAGCAGTACCTGCGCCAGTAAAGTAAGGTAGTGCATTTGCTGAAGAAGTGGTAGAAGCCAACGCAGCTAGTTCACCATCATAAGCCTGAACATCAGAGCCGATTGCCAAACCTAAGTTAGATCTAGCAGATGATGCAGTAGTAGCACCAGTACCACCACCAGAGATAGCCACTGTATAATTCAAGCTGGAAGCGATAGTCGCTGTGCCAGTTAACGCTGCAGTAATAGTACCAGCAGAGAAGTTACCAGAAGCGTCACGAACAACAACAGTAGATGCTGTATTTGCTGAAGCAGTAGTCAGTCCATCAAGTAAGTCAGCGTCTAGACCAGATCCAGCACCATCAACAGTAACTAGTTTGGCTAGAACATCAGCTGCGGTATAGCTGGCTGCAGTTAAACCAGTCGCAATGGCTGTGTTTAAGTTATTAAAGTTATTATCGACTTCTGTATTCGTAAGAGGACTACCCTTAGTCGATCTTAGCGTAATAGATGCGGATGTAATATTTGGCATTTAAGTTTCCTTAGTCAATCTTTTTTGTGCAAAAGCTGTAAAATAAGAGATTTTATGTCTTGCAGTTCGTTCTTCAATATATTTATGTCTTCTGTATGTTGAGAAATCTCTAACTCTCTCTGCTCAGCCATCTTTTTTCTGCTCATATAGGTTTCATATTCTGTTCTATTAGTATTTATAATGGCTCCAGTAGAGGTATCTCTAACTAAGCCATCATGTCCTTGAACTTTCAAATAATCCATTTTATGCGCAGGCAATAACCCTAAAGTCTTTGATGATTGGAGTAGCAGAACTATTAGTGGACTGCATAACGATTTTAATCGCAATAGTATCGAATGGTGTCATATTGTTCATAGTATAGTCTACATCAGAGAATGCATAGTTTCCATTGTCGACTTTAATTATTCCATTATTATCAGCGGAGGCTAGCGTATATCTAATAGTATCTAACTGTTTGCTATCACCCAGACAAGTCTTATAGTAAACTTTGATATCAGCCTCATTCGGGCAATTAGCTCCAAGTTTAATTCTCACGAAACTAGAAGAATTCGCAAATTTAATAGGTGTTGTTACATACTTACTTAGCGAACTTCCTCCACGTGGGGCGATTTCATCGTAGAATAATTCTCTGACTGCAACATAAATTGCAGAAGAAGTAACTGTCTCTGCAGTGAATACAGCCCCAGAAACAGAATCTACATAAACAGTTCCAGTAGTACCATTATCACCATAGCCAGTAACTATCCATGTACTATTATTTGCTGTGTTTGAAGAACCACCAGTAGTTAGATATCTACCAATTCCAAGTCCAGCCATTAATCCTCTAACAGTCGCATTAGTAGAAGTTATAGAAGATGCACTTCCAACCCACTGTAAAGTTGCTGTGCCATTTGTTGCTACACCATATGTGTGAGTAGGTGCGCTGACACTAGCAGTTCCTCCTACAGTACATAGGTAAAGTTTATTTCCATAATAGTACTGTGTTCCTTGAGTTAAGGATTGAGAGCCTGATAAAGTTAATAGAGTTCCAGTAATAGCATAGTTATATGATCCACCAGTAACTGCTACTGCCACACCACTATTTGGAACACCAGTAATAGTTCCAGCTGCTCCAGCAAACATTATTTTTGTATCTAAAGAAGCCACATTTGTATTAGATTCAGTAGGATAATTTAATTTATTTGAAACTAATACTGCACTAGAACGAGCAGTATCAATAACAGGAGAAACTGCATTGTTTGTAGTAGAAATCTGACACAACAATTGTAGAGATTTTTCTCCACTCATATAAGTGTTTTCATTAACCTCAGAAGCAACAACTCTTGTTTTGTCCCAAATGTTGTCAATATCAACTACAACTGGAGAATAAGAAGTATCTATAACATATGATGTTTGTGCTCCATCAGGTGATGTTCCTGATGTTGTTTTCATAGAGAATTTTGCTAATGATTCACCGAAAGTTTGCATCTGCAAAGTTGGTTTAATTAAATCATATGCAATATTTCTAGAAGCCTTTAGTAAGTTACCACCAGAATAACCAGTAGAAGTAGCAACTGTGCTAGTAGTTATTGTATAACAATGAGCATCTACGTTAGCAATAACTTTAGTCGTATTGATTTCACCGACTGGGATTCCATTAATATTAGAAGTCAATCCACTAAGTTGAACACTAGAACCAGAAGACATACCATGATTAGGATGCCAAATTCTAATAACATTAGATCCAGTAACAGTTTGGATTGGGTTATTTTTCAATTGGTCATGAGGTAAAACATTATTCGTCATAACAATAGCACCAACCGTATTTGTAGCAAATACAGCACGATGTATTGTAAATTTAATATCTTGATTTTGATCTGGTGTCCATGTAGAAGCATTCTGAGATTTGAACATTACACCAGCATATGGTTGTTCAGAAATAGTTCTACTTGTTCCTGGGATGACATCACCCATATTAGAAATCCAAACTCTGTAATCATTTGAATCAGACTGAATAACAAATGCATACTCTTTACTGTCTTCTACAAAGACAGGAGATTCGAATGTGAATTTCGTTGCTGTGTTATAGTCTGCATAAGAATTACCATCAGGCAGAGCAACAGATGTATATCCTGATGCTTCTGCAGTAGTTCCAGAAACAGGAGCATTAACCAAATCTGGATTTAAAGTTACACTACTGAATGGAAGAACCTGATGTGTCGGATTACCGTTGACCATCTCACGAATATGTACAGTTACTGGGACATTTGCAGATTTAGTTGCAAAGAATAAATCAATACTTGTTAAGAATGCACCACCTCTTGATTCTACATAAAATGATTGTGCAAGTGGATCTGTCCATGCTGGTGTTAAATCAGCAATAACTCTGGTAGAAGTAGAACTACCATTTCTATTAACGACCTCATAAGTATTAGGATCACCAGCACGAGGATTAATCTGTTCTTGAACAATAGTAGAATTTCTAACAGCATTAACTATACCTTGAACAGTTTGAAGTGTTCCAGTGGCTTCATAAGTGCCGATTCCACGAGAAGTATAATTTCCTGTAGAAGTTGCAGAATCCATTAGTTTTAATGTAGATTTACCAGTACGGAAACGAACAGATTCAGTATTTGGTATATTAAACAAGAAGTTTACTTCACCTGATTGATTTGTAGTTAATGTAGTATTAGTTGTTACCGAAACTACAGTTCCTGTTTGATTACTAATAGATCCAGTAAATGTATTACCTGAACTAAATGTTCCGATAATATTAACTAAATCAAGCGCATAAGATGTAGTACCATCATCATTATGTATTAAATATTTACCAACAACTACTGCTGATGCAGAATTGTCTGATTTTGTTATTACGTCACCACGTGTTAAACAAACTTGTACGTCTGTACCGATTCTTCTTTTAATGTCTGTGCTAGATCCACCGACATTAGTTGAAGTATTCCAAAGTTTATGGTTTGCTGCTTTTAGAATTTCAGTAGAACCTGTTGGAGTATACACCAGTTTAGTCGTTGGAGTACAATATGAATTTATATCAACTTCATTAAAATAAGCATAAAAGCGAGTAGATGGCTTTAATTGTTTAGATTGAACTAATACAAAACGTGATCGTACATAAGGAACGATAGAAGTTGATACTGTTCTGTCACCAACTGACTCATAATCTGTTTTTGCTACTATAGAAGTTTTAGTACCATTTCTTGACTTAATACCAGTCTGAGACCATGAATCAGTAGTTGTTTCCATCAAAAGATTACCACTTATGTAGTTATTAGTAGTAACAGTATGTTGAGGAGTTCCAGACCAATCTGTAGTCCATGCGCCATAAATTGGCCAACCATTATTTAAATCTATCATATTCTTAAGAGAATTATAATTCCCCTCTACCTGCTGAATAAGATCAGGTACTCTGTCAGTGTCAAACCAATCATCTGATGCTGGGGTTATCTGAACACTTCCTAAGAATGTATAGATGGCAAATGGATTAACATATTCTAGTCTAGACGCATATGCCTGTGTGACCAGAGGTGTAGTAGTATAAGGTAAAGTTATAATATCACCAGTTAGCTGATAATTAGCATTAGTTCTTGCAGAAGTAGTAGAGGCTTGTTCGATTAAATCTACATTATGCATTGTGTGCGCTGGGCGCAGTAAGTTAGCCCCCATATCAATAGAACAGCTAAGATCAGAAGTTTTTGGATCAGCTACAAGAGCACTGCTACCGAAGTTATCAACAACAAAACCATTCTTCATTCTATCCATACCATTACTATCTGGAATTTTTAAACTAGATGTTTCTGATTCCAACAGAGATAATGATGTGTAGTACTCTAAATTATTAATTCTATTTTCTAACTTACCGATGTCACGCATTGTGTAGCGTTTATTATCAACTTTTGAAACGCTCACATTAGTTGATGCAGTACCAAAAGTATATGGTTCTAGAGATAGATTATACAATACCATTCCAAGTGCTGGTGTTACTGGTTCTCCAGGAACAGTAGATG